AAGGTAACGTAATTGATAGACTTTGCAGGCTTCAGGAAGATGTCTGCTCGGAATTCGTTATTATCAATAACATCAGGAGTGTTATTTGTGGTATCACAAACAACGAGGAATCCATATAATCCTCTCTTAGCCTGTATGTCACGTAGATAAGGTTCCACAATATTGCGGAAGTTTGCTCTTGTTAACTCATCGTTGAGTTCAAATAGTTGAGCTTCTGCTGCTTTCTGCAATGCTTGCTCAATTGTAAGGAATAAACGACGAACGTTAATGCGATCAAATGCTGATGCATATCCAAGTGCAGTTTTATCACCGAAGAGAAGTGTTCCAATACCAGGTGTGGTAATGAAAGAGTTAATTCTTTGAGGATAAAGTCTGTCTCTTTGTGTCTTACTTGGGTTGTATGCAAGTTTAACTGCATTGTTTATAACACCTCTTTGCTGTCCAGCAGGTGAGAACCAAGGATAAGCAACGATATTTGTGCGACACATTAGACCAGCAACGTCTCCATTACATGGAACATAACGGAATGTGTTATTAAATCTGTCATAAGTGTACTTATATCCACTATCAAATACACCATAAGAAGAAGATTGTAGTGGACCGAAGAAGTTAATTACATTCTCAGTCTGTGTTTCAGTGTTAGTGATGTTAACAACATTTGCCCTATGTGGACTAATTGTTGCCATACAGTCCTTTCTATCTCCAGCAATTGAAAGCAACTGATTTGCTTTTGCTTGAGAATCGGATTCTGTATCACATCCTGGTCCCATGATGAGATAATCAACTTGGACTTCATCTTTGTTAGAGAATAATCTATATGAAGTCATTAGGTCTGCTAATGTAGCCTTCATTCCACCTTTTACTTCTCCAGATGGAATTGCACCATAATCTTGTCCATATAGAAGTTTGTAACTTACGTTACCTAGTGCAGAATAAGTAACATCCTGTGCATCTAGACCCCATAAACCATCTCCAGTTGTAACAGGAGTGAAGGATGTTGAGAATCCAGTTGCTAATGGTGCAGTACCGAAGTAAGAATCAGCTGCTGCAGATGGGTTCTTACCTGCGTAAAGATTGTCAGAGTAAACTGAAAGATAATCTTTATAGTATACTTTTTGTGGTGGATTAACTGAAGAAACTGCATCCTTTGCCTTAGAAAGGTTAAGGTGCTTCTCTACAATATTTCCTTTAATTCCAGTAAGTCTACCTTCATCATCAACTAGAACTACGTGCAATCCATCATTCTTACCATTTCTTTCAGTAACATAATTACTGCTAAGTGGTTTAGGTGCTAACGTCTTCCAGTAAACAGTGGCATTATCAAGACCTAATGTTTGCTCATCATACCAATCTTTAGCAGAATTGATAACAGGATTAGCAGTGTGACCAGTCTTAATACCTGAATTGTTAATAAATTGACATGCGGATGTCTTACTAAATGCTGTTATGCTATTACCTTCAGCATAATCAATTGGATAGTAGGATGTAACACCTGCAATTTCAGAAACTCTTGATGTAATCTTAACATCAATTGTTGACATTGTATTACCAGTTCCTGTTGCAGTAGAAACACCAGTAATAATTCCTTTAAGATATCCAGTGAATCCACCAGTTGTTCCAATACCTGGAACAATTGCTCCGTCTATATTGGCAGTAATACCAAATCCAACACGAGCACCAGCAAGATAAAGGTTACCAGTTGCAACACCTATTATTTGGTCTGCTGCGTTGTCTATCTGACATACTTTAAGACCGTTACCCCATGTACCTGGGTTTTTAGCAGCATAAGTGAATGTTGCATCACTTTGATGGTTATTTAAATAATCGTCGTAATTGTAAATCTGTAAAGTTGTAGTGGACGCAATACCAACACCTGCATTTGCGTTGTTTAGGTTTCCACCAGCAGTTCGGACTACTTTAAGAACTCCGCCGTATGATAGATATGAAGATGCTGCCATCCAGTATTGATACTGTGCATCAGTTCCTATGGGTTTACCAAAGGTATTGACTAATTGATCTTCTGTACTTATTTCGATGATGTCATCAACAGGTCCAATTTCAAACGGTCCTGCAATAGCACCGATATTATCTAATACATTCTCAGCTCTTCCTATTGTTAAATCAACCTCCCTTACCAGTACTCCAGGAGATAATTGAGGAGTGGCCATGTTTTTCTCCGTAGTCTCAGTTTATCTGAAAATATTTATTCAAAGGGGTATTTTCAGTGGGGAAACAATGCATGAACTACCAATCAGGATATAACCAATCACCAAATGCTTTCTTTTTTCTACTCTCTACTATTCTTCTAACTGTACAAATCTTACATTCATATGAATATGATGACGCAACTGCACCTCTACTTTTTCTAGTTCTGTAGAATCCATCTATCAAATTCTTCTCTTCACCACATACTCTACACTTTCTATTGACAAGCAATAAATGCCCAAGTTTTAACTGCTTGTCATCAAATTCCATTACGAGACCTTACTAGATTCCCAAGTAGTAGGATTATTAAGACAATAATTATTAAACATTATTCGCATCTCATCATAACTCATACCACAATTCTTTGCTGCTTGAGGAAGATTCCATTTGGCAGTAAACAATTTTTCCAAAGATTCTTGTGTTTCATTTCTCATGATACTTTATTGCCATAGGAACTTGCTTCAGTTGAATTAGGATTATCTTTCAAATATTGAACATAACTAAACCCTGATCCCTCTGGATATATATACTTTCCATTCTCATCAAAGTTTGGACCAGTTTTCTTTGCATTATATATGGGTCTGGATCTTTTACCTTCTCTCATCTCCCTACCCTTTCTTCTTCTTAACTGATTACCAGTCTCATGGTTTGGATCAATAGTAGGCCAAGAGGATCCTAAGATCTCCTTAATCATTTCTTTTGTATAACCATTAGGATGAGACATTACATATACTCCCACATATGTGACATATCCCCATACTCGTCACCTGGTTTTGATCCTTGGAACCATCTATCTCCATCAGCATCAGTAAAACTATCACTATCCAATCCATCATCCATAAATCCAAATGGCGCCATATCTTGTTCTATTTGATTTTTCTGTTCGTCATATAGCCTCTTACGAACATCTTGATCCGTTAATTCCTTAAAATAATCATTCTGAACTAACCATGCATATATGACTAAACACATTGCAAGATCATCATTACATCCTTCTTCTGCCTCAAATGAATTATGTTTCTGAATAAATGTTGTCAATTCAGATATAATCTCATAATCCTTAAATATAATCTTATCTGCCTCAATAAGTGCCTTTAAGTTTAATGATCCAACCTTCTTAACAGTCTTAGACATTTTGACTCCCATTTGAGTCTTCTTACCAGAGAAACCTTGACCAATAACTTGACCAGCTCTTCCTCTCATAGATGCCATAAGAAGATTTTCATATTCTAAATCATAATGAATAATAGATGCTACTTGATCTCCAATATCATTTACCTCACATAAAATAAATGCATTGTTATATTTCTTTGCAACTTCCCATATCACATTAGGAAACAATATTGGTTTTATTTCATTATTCCTATACTTACCTACAATCTTATGAGGAAACTCTGTAATATCAATAAGAACAAATGCAGAATAATCTTCTGCCACTCCTCTTGCAACGTCCACTGTCATTAGATAATCATGACCTTTGACTGGATTTTCATATATGTCCAAACCAGCACTTCTGGTCATTGGATTATCATATACTAAAGATCTAAGTTTAGAAGGACTAATAAGAGTATCGACAGATCCTAAGAATTCACACTCAAACTCAATTTTAAACTGCTGTTCGGATGTGTTTGCAATAGTCTGTCTTCTCCATTCATCATCCCTACCAGGAACTTGTGACCAATGCACATCAGTTGGGACATACTCATTCTTTTGTTTTTCAGCATCATGCCAATACCTATAAAAATGATTCATCCCGTGAGGGGTGGAAACCATTATTACTTTAGTTGTTTTACCAGAAGTAATAGTAGGATAAACACTAGAAAAGAAAGCTTCAGCGATGTGATTGGGAACAAA